TCAGAGAACTATAGAAAACAAATATAGAGACATAAGAGGAATTTTAAAGGAAATAACCTAGGAATAATTTAAATGGCAATAGGAAATTATCAAGTACCAAATATAGGAAATGCGAGACAACCTTCTTCGTATAGGGTTCCCTTTACCTATAGAGTACCATATATTGCCAACGCAAGACAACCTTCCACTTATAGGGTACCATTTACATATCGTGTACCTTATATTGCGAATGCGAGACAACCTTTTACATATAATAATAGGTCACCATTTACATACAGAAACCCTGTAGGATACCAATTACCGTTCACATATAACGCAAGGTCTCCTTTTACATATAGAAACCCTGTAGGATACCAATTACCTTTTACATATCAGAATAGGTCACCATTCACTTATAGAAACCCAGTATCCTATCAGATACCGTTTACATATAATAATAGGTCACCATTTACTTATAGAAATCCAGTATCTTATCGTGTTCCATTTACGTATCAGAACAGACAACCTAGTACATATCAAAGAACTGGTAGAACACCGTTTACGTATCAAAACAGACAGCCTGGTACATATCAAAGAACTGGTAGAACACCATTTACGTATCAAAACAGACAGCCTGGTACATATGCAAGACAAGGTAGAACTCCTTTCACATATCAGAATAGACAGCCTGGAACATATCAGAATCCAGTAAATGCACAAACACCATTCACTTATCAGAATAGACAGCCTGGAACATATCAGAATCCAGTGAATGCACAAACACCGTTTACATATCAGAACAGACAACCTAGTACATATGAAAGACAAGGTCAAACACCGTTTACATATCAGAACAGACAGCCTGGTACATATGAAAGACAAGGTAGAACACCGTTTACGTATCAAAACAGACAGCCTGGTACATATGCAAGACAAGGTCAAACACCGTTTACATATCAGAACAGACAACCTGCAACGTATGCTAGACAAGGTAGAACACCAGTGATTAGATGGGATGGTGCATTACAACAATCATGGCCAGGAACACCTATATCTTCTTAACACACTAAATACGTGTAAAGAGGATATTTTATATTATGGACAAACTCAAAACTCTAGAGCAAACTAAACAATTTTTAACATTTCCCGAGTCATTCAAAGACCTTAATCATAAGGAAAGAAGAGACTTAGACCAGTGGCATTTAGGTCAATTAGATAATTTAGAAAATATCGATTATGATTCAGAATTTATAAAAGTTCTAGAATACATGTTTGAAAACATGCCTCCTCTTAAGTTATGTAAGTGGTCTGATTTAGAACCTTTAAGAAGAAGTGGTGAACTAATAGGATGGCAAGGTTTAAGATTCCAAGCAAACTCATATCATAGATTCTTACCCGAAATTTATACATCAGGTTCTATCAACGAACATGGTGCTCCCTCTACTAAATTTGCAGTATCAGAACCTTTAACAGATAAAGAGGTTGATATAAAAGACTATGCAGGAGAAGAATTGCAGTCGGGTGATTTTGATGCAGAAGATTTTCCAATTGCATTGAACTCTATGTATTATCATAGTGCAAAAGGACATTGGTTAATACAGAGTATTCAAGAAGAAGGTTTATGGGCACCTATACAAGGTCTTACACAAAGTTCGGGTGATAGAATACAATTAATGATTCACCCAGGCTCTGTAAGGTCAGGTTGTTTTGAGGAAATGGAAGACCCTAATCATGAATTACTATTATGGGATACACATGATATTATACCTGCAGAACCAATCGGTGTCAAGGAATGTTTAGAATACTGGAAAGATAAAGTATTAAATGGTAAAAGAAAACCAAAGTATAAAGGATTGTCTGCAATATGGACAATGGGTACCATAGAGTTTCAAGTCGATTTCAGTAATGTAGATTTTAGAAAGTATGTTTGGGAACATAGTGAGAAAGTCACAAAATTATCTAAAGGTAAACCACTAAACATCTACATCGGATATGATAGTAGACACAATGGTTTAGAACAAGTATGTAAAGAATCTATTTTAGATAGTATACAAAAATCTATCGGAGGAGGTAGATTTGTAGACTACAATAAGTTTGTACCTGAAATTAAATTTTTAGATGTATCAAAAATTCCTGAATATACAAGACCATATGCAAATCAATCAACATGGTTTACATACAGTAGATTTTTAATTCCATATTTAGAGAACTACGAAGGATTTAGTATGTTTATAGATGATGATTTTATCTTTAACAAATCTCTACTTCCTATGTTCTATTATTTAAATACAGATGATGCAGTTGCATGTATTAAGTATCCACAAATGAAACACGATGAAACTAAGTTTGATGGTGAAGTGAATATAGATTACCCATGTAAGTTGTGGTCTTCTATGATGTTCTTTAACAATGGTCATGAGGATTGTAGAAAACTTACACCTGAAGTTGTGAACACTTGGACTGGTGCTCAATTACATCAGTTTGAATGGACTGATAAGATATCTCCAATACCTGAAAAGTATATTTTTGTTGAAGGATATGATGACCCTGAAGTAAAATGGGATTTCTCTGCAGTTCACTACACTAGAGGAGGCCCTTGGATAGATGGGATGGATTCTAGTCGCATAAATAATTTAGAATACTACAAGAGAGTAAAAGATAAATTACCCTTGTAATTTAATCAATATTGAGGTATAATAACAGTATGAACGCACTAATTTACACGGAAGACCAAAAACTTATTATTAGAAAACCTAATGGTTTACAATACGAGTTTGATAATACAGACCAACCTGAACTAGGTTTTGATTTTGATGTATTAGTATACGATGATATAGAAATCGTAATTGAAAAATGGGATGATGATAAATGTTTTGATGACCAAGTCAAAAGACCATTAACAAATCCTGAAAAAGAAATTATAGAAAACTATATTGAAAATTCTGAACCTCCTGCAGGAGTCACATTAAACAATCAATATGTACAAGACTTAGTTGACGAAGTAAAAGGTAATATTGCAAATTTTCTTGATAACTATGGATTTGATGATTTAACTGAAGTCACGTTTGCAGGTAGAGAAGGTTCAAATCACCCATATAGGTCTAATGCAAGAAGAGTACTAGAGTTTGCAGATTCACAATATGTAATCTACGACCAATTAGTAAATGAAATTTTTGCAACTAGAGAAGACCATTTAAAACCAATACAAGATTATCTAAATCAATTACCTCAGGCATCATTACTACCCGACCATGAAAGGTAGTATATGTTTGATGACGTAAAAGTTGTTCATATCGATGAACCCTTCAAAATAAAAGACTTACCTCTTAAAGATATCTATGTCTTAGATAATTATCTTGCAACCGAACTACATCATCATTTTGACGATTACATTGTAAGAGAAAATATATGGTCTAAGACTAATCAAGTCAGTAGTGGAAGTCCTACAGGTTTACCTCACCATAGTTTTTGGGGTGCAACTTATTTCAGAGATGGTATGAAATTAGAAAAAGATATGGATAAACTCCATACTATATTTCCATATTATCTAAACAGAAGATTGCAAACTGAGTTTGGATTTAAGTGGGTAAGATTTCAATATATGGGACTTAATTCTCAAACTCAAGGTTTACAAGGAACAACTCACGCAGATTGTCAAGATGAAGATGAGTGGAATTTATCATTCTTATATTACACTAATAAATTTTGGAATAAAAATTGGGGTGGTAAATTAAGACTATATAATGAAATGCAACAAGGTTTAGACGGTAGACAAGAACATATTGAAAACCACCAAATTGCAGAAATAGAATTTAAACCAAACAGGTTGATTATATTTGATGGTAGAATACCACATGGTGCAGATGCACCCACATCATCTGCAAGATATATTGATAGAAGGTCTCTAGTTTTACGAGGAGACGAAGTAAGATTAGTAGACGAGGAAGAATTTTTTCATGCCAACGATAGAGTTTCACACATATAATAAAGAAACATTAAGGGACTTTAAACCAGTCCTTGCAAGTTCTATTCAGCCTGATTGGTGGAAACGTGCAAAGGCAGGAGAACTCACTAGAGGTATGGTTCAACAAACTATACGTTCATGTCCTGCAATGGACGATTGGTTAAAGAGTGGTTGGATACTTTTATCAAATAGAGATATACATGTAATAAATGGTATAGGTGGAGACGATAAAGGTAAAAAAACCTTTGCAACTTATGACCCACACGATAGTGGTTATAACTCCTCAAGTCACCCTATTACCCAAACTTTAGATGCATTTGAATATTTGGGTGAAGACAAACCAATTAAAGATGCATTTAAAATGAGAAACCCATGGAATATCAAAACACCTGAAGGTTATTCTTGTTTTTACTTAGACCCATTTTTATTTCAAAATAATCACTTTGCATGTTGGCAGGGTATAATCGATACCGACACTTTTAATGTTGGTATGGATAATGCACAAATTATATTTTATCCGAAAGTAGACCACTCTTTTGTAATACCAAAGGGAACTCCACTTTGTCAAATTATACCATATAAAAGAGAAAAATGGAATGCATCCTATATAGTAAATACACATAAATCTTGGATAGACAATCGTGCAACTGGAACTTCAGAGTTTGATAGAACAGTTCCAACTAATAAATCTATGCAAGAGTGGAGTCAATTAACAGAATTTGATGAAAATAGTGTAAAGGAATTTGGTGCATATCGTAGAAGAGGATATTGGAAACCGAAAGGTAAACTATATAAGGAAGATTCACCACCACCTGAATGTCCTTTTCACAATAAAGAAGAATCAGAAGAGACACAATTGGAGTTTGATTTCGATGTCCGTTAGATTATTATTTCCAACTTACGTATTTGAAAGAGATTTACTAGACTCCAATCTAGATGAAAACCGTGGAATAGACCAAAACTACTTAGACCTTCTTGTAGATACTATGGATGGTATGAGAAGAAAAGACCCACAAGGTAGAAAACTTTCAAATGCATATACTGGATGGCAATCACATGATGGTTGTGAGTCTAATCCTGCATTTCAAAAATTAATGAATAGAATACAAACTACATTCTATGACGAAGTATGGCCTTTCCATGGATTAGACCGACACAAAGCACAAATGCATATCGGTAATTCATGGGCGAATATTAATGACCACCTTGCATGGAACAAACCACACTTACACAATGGTTGTTGGTATAGTGGTGTGTTTTATATAAAGGCAGACGGTGATGAAGGTCATATAGAAATGATTGACACTCATCCAAAAGTAGTTGCAGATTTTCCAAACTCACCTAGAACTGCAACAAGTAAAGGATTTGAACCAAGAAGTGGTAAACTTATTTTATTTCCAAGTGGTCTCATGCATATGGTTGAACCAAATCCTACTCAAAAAGATAGATATAGTATTTCCTTCAATATCGAAATGAAGTACACTTCACCTGATGGACATAGTGGTAATATAAACAATTATAATGATGATGAATTTGTCTATAACATTCGTCCAAATGGAGACATTATAACCGATTAACTATTCTAAATAGTAGTATGGAAATAGTAATCGATACACATCTACTTTGGAATCTCTTATTAACATTCGTTCTAGCACCTTTAGGATTTCTAGTTCGTAGTATTTTATCTGAACAAAAGAGACTTGATATCCTTGTAAACAAAACTAGAGAAGAACTCGCTAAAGAATATGTCACAAGAGACCAAATTGAAGCAGACTTTGAAAGAATAATGGCTACTATGACTAGAATAGACGAAAAAATAGATAGACTCCAATCTAAGACTTACTTCCAAGAATAGGTTCCCAATTAGTATAAATAGTAGTAGACACAAATTTACTACAGGAATATTATGGCATCACCAAATTCAAAAAGTACATTAAAAGAGTATATTAAGAGGGCTCTTGGTGCTCCTGTTCTTGAAATTAATGTAGATGACGACCAATTGGATGATAGAATTGATGAAGCACTACAATACTTTCATGAATATCATTACAATGGTAATATTAAGACATATTTAAAACACCAATTAACTGCAGAAGAGATTACATCTTTTGGGACAAATGATACCCTTACAGGTTCAACAAGTGGAACACAAGCGATTGCAGGACAATCATATGGTGAAAGTAAAAGTTATATTACACTACCTGAACATGTTATAAGTGTTCTTAGAGTTTTTCCTTTTCATTCAGGTCAAACTTCAAGTATGTTTGATATACAATATCAATTAAGATTAAATGACCTATGGGATTTAACTTCAACCAGTATTCTATATTACTCACAAGTTCAACAACACATAAAACTAATTAATGATATGTTGGTTGGTCAAGTTCCTATTAGATATAATGCACATCAAAATAGATTATATTTAGATTACACAACTGCGAAGTTAAGTGCAGGAGAATACATTATAGTTGAATGTTATAGGAAGATAGACCCAACAGATTTTACAGATGTATACAACGATATGTGGTTAAAGAAATATGCAACTGCTAAAGTAAAATATCAATGGGGGGAAAACCTCTCTAAGTTCCAAGGTATTGCACTGCCTGGTGGTGTGACACTTGATGCACAACAAATTAAAACAGAAGCACAAGAAGAGATTATAAGATTAGAAGAAGAATCTAGACTGAATTTTGAAATGCCAGTCATGGATTTAATGGGATAGATATATGCCAACAAACGTTTTTTTCAACCATGCAGTCAATACTGAACAACACCTTTATGAGGATTTAGTTGTTGAGTCTCTTAGAATGTATGGACATGAAACATTTTATCTACCAAGAGAGATTGTAGAGGAAGATTCTATTTTAGGTGAAGACGTACAATCTAAATTTGGTGATTCATATAGTGTTGAAATGTATATAGAAAATACAGACGGGTTTGAAGGAGAAGGAGACCTATTCAGTAAGTTCGGTGTACAAGTAAGGGATACTGCAACCTTTATTATATCACTTAGAAGTTGGGAGAGATTTATTTCGTTAGATTCAAACCTTGCAACTTCTCTAAGACCAAACGAAGGTGATTTAATACACTTTCCATTAAGTGGTTCTTTGTTTGAAGTTAAATTTGTAGAACATGAAAATCCTTTCTATCAAGTTGGTAAATTATTTGTATTTAAACTGCAATGTGAATTATTTGAATACAGTGGTGAAGACTTTGATACTGGTAATATAAACATAGACCTAGTAGAAGACCAACAAGCATATACTATAGAAATGACAATGAACTCGGGTGGAAGTGGAATTTACTATGCAAATGAAAACCTTACTCTTAACAGTGCAGTTGTTGGAGAGGTTGTATCATGGTCACCTGATGACAGAAAACTTACAATTAAAGATAACACTACAACACTTCAAGTCGGTGATACTCTTGTTGGTGCAACAGATGGTGCATCGTATACAATCGGTTCAATTACAGATATCCTTACAATGTCTAACGATGGTAATTCACAAAATAAAGAATTTGAAGATAAAGCAGATAACTACTTAGACTTCTCGGAGACAAATCCTTTCGGTGAGGTCACATAATGTTTGGTACATTTTTTTATAATGAAACTACAAAACGTGCTGTCTCCATTTTTGGAACACTATTCAATAATATTACAGTAAAGAAAATCAAAGAAGATGGGACAATTTTAACTGAACAAAAAGTTCCTATATCATACGGCCCTAAACAGAAGTTTTTACAGAGACTTGCAGAAGAACCCAATCTAACTGATGGTAATAGAACTGCAATATCATTACCTAGAATTGCATTCCAAATTACAGGATTTGAATACGATGCAACAAGACAACAAAATAAATTAATTAGACACCAAAAATCTACATTAGAATCAGACGGAACTAATCGTTCTTATCAATATCAACCTGCACCTTATAACATTACATTTAGTTTAAGTATTCTTGCAAAGAATATGTCTGATGCATTGCAAATTGTAGAACAGATTTTACCATACTTCCAACCCGAATATACAGTCACTATGAAAATGATTGATTCTATGACCGACTATAGAGACGTTCCAATTATATTGAATAGTGTAAATATGGAAGACCAATACGAAGGAACTTTTGAAGAAAGAAGAGTTATTGAATATACATTAGAATTTACAATGAAACTCAATTACTTCGGCCCTGTTTACACTGGTAGTGTAATTAAAAATGTAATCGAAAGAGATTATATAAACAGTGCAACAGGATTATTTACAACAAGT